CTTCCAGATTTCCCCGGGGGTAAAATTCGAAAAATGTTATTGATATTTTACCAGGGGTATTGACTGCGTAAACTGCCTAAAACGGTACTCCTTTCTACACGTCCTGCCAACGTGAGAGCCTCTCTAAAGTGTGAAAAAGTTTGTCAATACTCCTGATAAGATATTTAATAGCCATATGAAAGGAGCAGAAAGATGGCTAAAAGAGTAAAGAACTATACAGAAACTGCTCCAAAAAGTTCTAGGATGAAAAGATCTGCACCTGCAAGAACTCCTGAAGGAAGGGAAAATCAGATGATTGCTCTTGCAGAGAAGCTTGCAGAAGAACAATTACGAAATGGTACAGCCTCATCACAAATAATTACACACTATTTAAAGCTTGCAACGGTCAGGGAACAGCTAGAGAAAGAGAATCTTAAAGAAGATATTAAGTTAAAGAAAGCTAAGACCGATGCAATTGAATCTGCACAGAAGATGGAAGAGTTGTATGCAGAAGCTATTAAAGCAATGAGCATGTATGGCGGAGCTAATGCTAACGATGAGGAGATAGTTAATGATTAGAAGATATTCTGAACTAATAAAACTTAGAACTTTCGAAGAGCGATTCGATTATCTTAAGCTAAACGGAGTTGTTTCTGAACTTACATTCGGTCATAACAGATATTTAAATCAAGACTTTTACAGATCAGAAGAATGGAAGAGATTTAGAAGAGAAATTATTATTCGAGATAATGGATGTGACCTTGCAATTGATGATCGTGAGATTTCTAGAGGAATAATAATCCATCATTTGAATCCAATAACTGTAGAAGATCTAGTCAATTCAAACAGATGTATATTTGATCCTGAAAACGTCGTATGTGTTTCACATCAGACACACAATGCAATTCATTACGGGGATGAAAATCAAATAGTACATGATTATGTAGCACGAAAACCAAATGATACATGTCCTTGGAGGTAAAAGCCATGCGAAAAGAGTATAGGAATTACAAATCTTATTCAAATAAAGAATCGGTTAAAGAGGAAGTAAAGAAAGACGATGTCCCGGTCGTAGAGGCGGGTCCGGTTGAAGAACCGAAAAGTACTTGGAAGGGTAAAGTCATAAATTGTGAGATGGTGAATGTTCGCTCGAAGGCTTCCAGGGATTATAATACCCCCATCACCGCAGTTCTTCCTAAAGATCAGGAAGTTACAGTTGATCTTAAAAAGTCTACAGACGATTATTATGCAGTTGAAACAGAACAGCATGTTGATGGATTCATTAAAAGGGACTTTCTTTTTGTTTATGAAGAATAAGGAGGCCCATTATGGAAGAGAGCATCCTTGCAACAATAAGAGAATTACTGGTCGGTGATAAAGACGATTTATCTTTTGATCCTGATTTAGTAATCTCTATTAATTTAGCGTTAAATACTCTTACTCAAGCCGGGGTAGGTGATGAAAAAGGATTCAAGATAACTGGCGAAAGTGAAAAGTGGACAGATTTTGTAGACGATGACCGATTAGAAATGGTTAAAAATTATGTACATTTAAAAACTAAAGTCCTGTTTGATCCGCCGACAAGTTCTTTTGTTTTGGAATCTTACAACAAACAAATAGATGAACTATTGTGGCGTATTAATGCCGTAGTCGACGATCAGACAGGAGGTGGTAGAAATGGATAAACCAATAATGCTAACACCGCAGGATATTGTTAACATGATTCTTGCTATAAGTGCAGCACTTGTTACTATTAGTGCCGCTGTTACTCTAATTATTAAATGGGTAACAAAAGTTAGAGAACCAGAAACAAAACAGAACTCTCGGTTGGATCTTATCGAAAGAAGGTTAGATGAGATGGATAGGAAGCTTGCAATAGATAAGAAGCGCCTAGACAACATCGAGTATGGTCATGAGGTAACACAGGAGGCTCTTCTTGCACTTTTGAATTATTCACTAAATAATGACGAAGTGGAAGGTCTTAAAATGGCTAAAAAGAAACTGGAAGGATATTTAATTTCCAAAGGAGAGCGAACAGATTAGACGAGAGGTAAATATTATGGCAGATATTTACGAAGGATTATCAAATACTGCCACTCCTTATTATTACGGTAAGTTTAGGGATGCAGTTGTAAGAGGTGATGTTCCGGTTTCGGAAACTATATCACTTGAAATGAATAGAATTGATGACATGATAAAGAATCCAGGAATTTATTATGACCCCAGACCTTTAGAGGGATGGATTAGGTTTTGTGAGAGTGAACTTACCCTTACTGATGGATCTAATTTATTTTTATTGGATTCTTTTAAGCTTTGGGCTGAACAACTTTTATGCTGGTTCTATTTCGTAGACACGCAGGTCTATACACCCAACAAGGATGGACATGGCGGAAAGTATATTCGAAAAAGAGTCAAGAAAAGATTAGTCCATAAGCAGTATTTAATAGTAGGAAGAGGAGCAGCAAAGTCTTTATACGCTGCATGTCATCAATTGTATGGTCTTGTTATGGACAATTCAACAACTGACCAAGTAATAACTGCCCCAACAATGAGACAGGCCGAAGAAACTGTTTCACCTATAAAAACAGCTATAACTAGAAGTAGAGGTCCATTATTTAAGTTCATGACCGAAGGGTCATTACAAAATACAACGGGTTCAAGAGCAAAAAGACAGAAACTTGCTTCTACTAAGCTAGGTATTCAGAATTTTCTTACAAATTCTATTATAGAAATTCGTCCAATGACTATTGATAAATTGCAGGGTTTAAGAAATAAATACACTACAGTTGATGAATGGTTGTCTGGAGATACAAGAGAAGATGTGGTTTCACCTCTTGAACAGGGAGCTGTAAAATGCGGAGATAAATGGTGGATTATTCTTACAAGCTCGGAAGGAACTGTAAGAAACGGTGTCGGTGACACTATGAAGTTAGAGTTAATGGATATTTTAAAGGGTGATTATTACAATCCTCATGTTTCTATTTGGTGGTATAAGCTCGATGATGTGAAAGAAATAAATAACCCAGATATGTGGATTAAAGCAAATCCAAATCTTGGAATAACTGTTAGCTATGAGACGTATCAACAGGAAGTAGAAAGAGCTGAAAAGGTTCCTTCAGCACGAAACGATATTTTAGCCAAAAGATTTGGGCTTCCTATGGAAGGCTATACATACTTCTTTACTTATGAAGAGACAAAGAAGCATAAGTTTAGAGAGTATTGGAAGATGCCTTGTGCACTTGGAGCTGATTTATCACTTGGTGATGACTTTTGTGCATTTACTTTTCTGTTTCCTTTAGGAACTGATAAAAGAGAAATGACATTCGGTGTCAAGACCAGAAGTTACATTACAGAAAGAACAATGATTGGTCTTCCCATGGCTATGAGACTTAAGTACGAGGACTTCTTAAAAGAAGGATCGCTTGTAGTTATGGAAGGAACGGTTCTTGACATGATGGAAGTCTACGAAGATTTAGACAACCTTATAACAGAGCGTGACTATGATGTTACTGCATTTGGATACGACCCATATAATGCAAAAGCATTTGTCGAAAGATGGATTTCTGAACATGGTCCTTATTGTGTTGAAAAAGTAATCCAGGGATCAAAGACAGAATCTGTTCCTTTGGGTGAACTTAAGAAGCTTGCTCATGACAGAAAGCTATTATTCGACGAAGATCTTATGGAATTTGCTATGGGTAACTGCATAACGCTTGAAGATACTAACGGAAATAGGAAGCTACTTAAACAAAGACATGATTTAAAGATTGATAACGTAGCTGCGATGATGGACGCGTATGTTGCGTACAAGAACTGTATAGAAGCATTTGACTAAATTCAAAATGAGGAGAAAATCATGTATACATATGGTAATGAACTTTCTCATCATGGAATCCTTGGTATGCATTGGGGTATTAGACGCTATCAGCCTTACTCTCAGGGTTATCAGGGATCTAAAAGTGGGAAGTATGTAGGAAAGAATAGTGAGCCTAGATACAAAAGATCACAAAGTCGTAAAGGGATGATGTATGATACTAAGAAAAATAGGTACGTACATGAAGATTATGTAAGAGCCCATAACGAAGGCCCTTACAAAAAGAAACATTACGAAATGAGTGATAAAGAGATAAAAGCAAGAGTTGATAGAATAAAAAATGAAAGAAAGTATATTGATGAATATGAGGATAATGTTAAGAATAAAGGGAAAAGAACAGTTGCAATTGTTTTGGCTACAGCAGCAACCACTGCAAAAGTAATGGATTTGTATTATAAATTTAAAAAGATCAAAAAACCTTGAAAGGAGATACAATCTATGAATGACATTACAAGTATTATCCTTAAAATTGTTATAGGCGTTTTATTCGCTATTATTACAAGATATCTTGTTCCTTATTTAAAGACTTTACGAGACGATGCGAGGTGGAAGAGATTGATTGACATGGTTGAGACTGCTGTTTTGGCAGCAGAGCAGACGATGAAAGATCCAAAATCTGGACCAGAAAAGAAGAAAGAAGTTTTAAAATTTGTATCTGATTGGTTTAATAAGCAGGGCATTAATGTAACACCTGAAGAACTTGATAAACTAATCGAAGCGGCTGTCAAAAAGATGAAGGATGATGAAATTACAAAAGTTCCACAGTCTGTGATTAATGTATCGTGAGGTAAAGCCTATGTATACAATTGGAGGACAGCTATACCATCATGGAATCCTTGGAATGCATTGGGGTATTAGAAGGTACCAACCATATAGTAGTGGATACCAAGGATCTAAAGGAAAGTTTATAGGAAAAGATCAGAAAAGTACTGCTAAAAATATAGTTAAAGCATATAAAAAAGAAAAAAACATCATTTAGTCAGCCATTTAATACATCTGAAAAATTTAATAAAAATATTACAGAATCAGTTAAAAGTGTTATAACAAATGATGAGATAAATTCTTTAAGAAATAAAAAAGATCTTGCTACAAAATTATATGAGTCGTCTGTTAAAGCAGAAGAAGAATACGAAGAAAGATGCAGAAAACAGGCATATGATGAATGCTATAAATGGTTTAAAGAAAATGAACCAGAATATTTAAAAGAGATTGTAAAAAACAATAATGGTTCAAAAGAGAATCTCTATAAATTTCATGATTTTGATACCATGATGGACGGATATTTAGATGATGTTTATGATAGAACAAAAACACAATTTAAAAAAGATCATCCTGAAGTAGTTCAAGCAGATAAGGCGTGGAATGAATACATTAATGAATCAAAACAGTTAACAAATAAGTTGCTTGGAGAGTATGGAAAAAAGAAAATAAAAGGTGAAGAACTAAACGATGTAGTATATTTCTCAACAAATATGAATGATATACTTAAAATGAAAGTATAAAGTAGGAGGATCTAAATGTATACAATTGGTGGTGTTGCATATTCAACTGAATTATATCACCACGGTATTCTTGGAATGAGATGGGGTGATAAAAATGGTCCTCCTTATCCACTTGGGTCTGGAGACCATTCCGCTTCAGAAAAGAAAGCTGGATATAAAAAATCTTTGGGCGGCGGAAGAAATGAAGAGTTATATGATAGAAAAGAGAAGAAAGTAAGCAAAAATAGATACGACAGAATGGCTTCAAGGTACGAAAAGAGAGCAGAAAAACTTGAAAAACAAGGTCAAAATAGTAAAGCTAATAATGCTAGAAAAGCTGCCGAAAAGATGAAACAAACAGCAGATAAAGAAAGAGAAAAGCAAGAAGCTAAGAAAAATGAACCAAAGAAAACTTATAGAGAGAAATTAGTAGATAGATATAAAGAATACGGTTTATCAGAAAAAGAAGCACAGGAAGCAGCTGATCGAAAGATAGCAATAGAAAAGGGTGTTGTTGTTGGAGCTGTAACTGTTGCTGCTCTTGCCGGTGCTTGGTATGTAAACAGAGAAATTGGAAGAAATATTACTGGAAAAATTATTAAAAAAGGAACTATAATGCAAACACTTAGCCCTTTTGACAATAGGATTCAAAACATGGTTGATAGTGGTGAGCACTTTTTTACAACATTTACTAAGAAAGATAAACTAACATATTTAGGTGATTTTGGAATGGATAAATTTATTAATAGAGCAAAGGCAACTCAGGATATGAAGATAGCATCAAGAAATCAAAGTATTGAGGTATTTAAAGACGCATTTAAAAAAGCAAATAAAGATCAAATAAAAGAGATATCAGACGCAGTAACTAATGGCGGGTTTAGAAGAACAAGCACGCCATTAGGCGCGAAGATTAGAATATTAGGGGCTCTGGAGGAAGGAAATTTAGAATATCTTTCTAAAAAAGATCTTGGACTACTGTATGATAGTGTAAACTATAAGTTAGCAGATCAAGAAGATGCTTTATTATCATTTAGACCTCAACTTTATACAGAATTTGTTAATAAAGGATTTGGAGGTCTAATGGATACAAATGATCAACGATATTCTTGTCTTGTTGGTGATTTTCCTTCAATAATTATTGATAAAACAAAGTTCGACGTTCTTCCATCAACAAAAGCCACAACCGGTCAGAAATCAGCAGCTCTTGGATGGCAGTTTGTAAGAGGAGCTGCAAGTAATAAAGTAGGTTTGGCAGTTATGGGTGCTGAATTTGGAATGATAGCAAGTAATACATACGATAGAAATAGAATGAGACAAGCATATTTAGGAATGACCGAATCAGAAGCAAAAGCAAAGATAAAATCTAATGCTGCTAAGGCCTATAAAAATTATAAAGGAACAAAAGATTATCAAAGGCTTATTAAAGAATATATAAATGAAGAAAATAAATGGTATGATAAGCATAAAGATAAGACGTAGGAGGATGGTATTATGTATACTATAGGTGGATATTTGTATCACCATGGAGTCCTCGGTATGAAATGGGGTGTAAGAAGATATCAGAATTATGATGGATCTTATACTAGAAAAGGCATGGAACATTATCGAGAATCTATGGCTAATTACGAGAAAGCAAAAGAGACACATAAAGCGATTAAGAAGATGCATAAGGCTAGTAAAGAGTATGGATCTGTCGAAGTAAATGGTAAAAATGTTTATGTGACAAAAGATGTTGTTAAAGAAACTAAGCAGAATGTCAAAAATGCAAAGAAACAATTAAATGCTGATTATGATCAGTTAAAAAGAGATAAAGCCGGAGATAAGGGGAAGAAACTCTATCAAAGTGGAAAAACAATAACAGGATCTGCTAGAAATTTAGAAATTGCTACTTATATTGCTAGTGGAACAGCTTTAGTCGCTGGATATTTAGCAAAAAATGGAAATAAGAAAGCTGCCCAATATACTGCATTAGCTGGAATTGGTTTAGAGGCAGTAAATGCAATAATTGGTGCTAAAAATGAAGTTGAAGCACATTATTTAAGAGCTTATTATGGTCATAATAGACCAAATAGAAAATAGGAGGCTATACATGGAAGAAAACAAGACTAAAAATTTCTTCGATAGCTTCATGAAAATTCTTGTGTTTATTGTTGTAATTCACGGTCTTATTTGCATTTCTCTATCATACGTTTTAGCGTTTTTAGGATTCCAAGAAGTTGTTGAATCTTTATCGTCAACGATGGTAACAGAAGTAATTGCCCCTGTTACTATTTATGGAATTACTAAAACAATAGAGAATGTATCTAAGTATAATGATTGGGTTGATCGTTTTAGAGGTAATACTGAGGATACAAATGAATGAGCTTTGTATATTTTAATCCAAACCCAATAGGAAAAAGAACTTCTGACTGTGTCATTAGAGCACTTTCTAAATTTTTTAATGTATCTTGGATGGAGGCTTATATCAACATTTGTGTTTATGGAGCGGAGCATTATGATATGCCAAATGTTAATTCAGTATGGTCTTCATATCTAGAATCTAAGGGTTATGTTAGGCATAAAGTAAAAGATACTTGTCCTTATTGTTATACTTTAAACGATTTTTGTTATGATCATCCAATTGGTAAATATTTTGTATCATTAGATGTTGGCTATGCTGATATGTATTCAACTGCTGACTCAGGTTTTATAGATGGAAATCATGTTGTATGTGTGATCGATGGAGATTACTATGATACTTGGAAATCTGGTAATGAGGTTGTAATTTTCTATTGGTCATAAAAAGGAGAGGAGAAAGAAAATGGCTATTAATCAATATGGAACACAGTATTATACACCCATTAATCAATCTGGTCCTTCAATTGGGGCAAACCCCAATCCAGTTCAAATGTCTCCAGCAACTCAGTCTTTTACTAATGCCATTTCAAATTCTATTGTATGGGTTGAAACTGAGGACGAAGCAAAGACATGGATGGTCGGACCAAATAATAGGGTATTTGTCTTTGTTGGAGATAATAAAGTTTTATATGTTAAAGAGAAGAATTCTGATGGCAGACCTTTAAAAACTGAAATTTATGATCTTAATAAACGCCAGGTAATTGAAGAGGGCGGATCTATTGATTTAACAGGTTATGTTAAGAAAGACGATGTTCAGTCTATGATTGATGCTGCTGTTGCTAAAGCTTTAGCTGAATCAAATAAAAATCGTAACAGAAATTTTCAAAATCACAAGAACTACAATAGAAACGGAGGAAATGAAGCATGAATGATTTAGCCGAAAAAGCAATGGAGCTTCTAAATAATCCTTCAGATACTAAAAGGCAAATCGATGAATTTTCAAAAACAATTCAAGGAAGCCCAAAAGCAATGGTCGAACAAAAACTTGCTAGTGGAGAAATTAGTCAGAGTCAGTATAATATGGTGTCTAAATTCGCCAATTTAATTTTACGTTTGTATAATCAATAGTAATGGTCGGCCGACTATACTATAAACGTAACCAGTAAACCAAAACTCATTAATAGGAGGTATAAAAATGTCTTTAGTGAGTGAAAACGGTGGTCTTTCTGCTGCAGATGTCGCTGCTGTTACCGGGAATGGTAACCGTGGAGGGTTCTTTGGGAATGATGGTTTGTTTTGGATCATTATTCTTTTCCTGTTCGCTGCTATGGGCAACTGGGGCAACGGTGGCTTTGGCGGTAACGGAGGTGGAGCTGTGAATTATTACAATGGTGTCCAGGAAGGATTTAATCAGGCGTCGGTTATGAATGGGATTTCTGCTATCCAGGCTGCTCAGAATGCGAATCAGACGGCTCTTCTGCAGAACATGAATGCCGCACAGATCGCTAACAATCAGTCCATGAATACACTTGCAATGAGCCTTCAGAATTGCTGTTGCGAGAATCGTGCAGGGCTTGCTGATCTTAAGTACACGATTGCTACGGAGAACTGCGCTGACAGGGCTGCTGTATCTGATGGAATTCGTGACATCATTGCTTCCAACAATGCAAATACTCAGGCTATTCTTGATAAGCTTTGCCAGCAGGAGATCGATGCATTAAAGACACAGAATGCAAATCTTCAGACGCAGCTTAACATGGCAAATCTTGCAGCGTCTCAGACTGCTCAGACTGCTAGACTCCTTCAGGATAACGCAGCTCAGACGGTTGCCCTTGAGCAGTATTTAAATCCTACTCCGGTTCCGGCGTATGTCGTTCAGAACCCGAATTGCTGCCAGCAGAACTACGGCTGTGGCGGTTGTGGTTGCGGAAGCGTTATCTAAGGAGGAATAACCATGGCAGAATTTACCTATAATCCTATTCAGGTGATCGAAGATGGAGCTAATGCTCAGCTTACAGTATCCCAGGGCTGCACAAAGGGATATATTGTTTTTGATCCTGAAACTGGAATCGTAATTCTTCGTGGAGTATCCACAAATCCTTGTGCTAGATTTGCTCGCTATCGTATTATAGCTGGTTCAAACATTGCTGTTCCTGAAGATGGAACTGTTGGAGAAATTTCTCAGGCTCTCTCCTTAAATGGTGTAGCAATTCAGCCTACTCGTGCACGTGTGACGCCAACTGTTGTTAATACATATTGGAATGTCACGTCATTTAGGGATATTGACGTCCCTATTGGCTGTTGCTATTCATTTGGTGTCCAGAATACGTCTGGCCAGGCAATTAACATGCAGAACTTAAATGTTTCTGTGTCTCGAACGGCTTAAGGAGGTGAGCATTATGTTGGATCAGTTACTTGATGAGTTTGAGCATACTGAAGAACTTATGCTCAAGGAACTTAGGAAGATCAATGCAAAGGGAGATCTTACTCCCCAGGAAGTTTGCAACATCAAAGAAATGGCAGAGGCCGTCTATAAGATGCAGATCGTTGAAGCTATGGTTGAAGATGGATCCGATTACAGTGAGTACTATAGCGATGACGACGGAATGAGCATGAGAAGAGGCCGCGATATGCGTACCGGTAGATATGTTTCCAGAAGAGGCGGAAGAAGCTACAGAGGTAACTATGATGGTGGAAACATGAGTGGACATAGCGTATCTGATAGGATGATTGCAGCTTTGGAGAACACAATGGACCAGGTAGGATCTGATTATGATCGTAAACAGATCGAGGAAGAGATTCACAGAATTAGAGCTGGTCAGAAGTAATTCAAAATGGGAGGATTATTCTTAGGAGTAGTCCTCCCAAATTAAAGAGGAGGTAAAGCCGATGCCAACATTAGGAGAAAGATTTAAGAAATCCTGGAACGCGTTCATTGGCAGAGAGCCTGCTCCGATGACTAGGTACGAGTATGGTACAAGTATAAGACCAGATAGACCTAGATTTACAAGAACTACTGAAAGATCTATGGTCAATGCTATCTATAATAGAATAGCAGTTGATGTATCTGCTGTGGATATTCGTCATGTAAAACTTGATGAAAATGATAGATACATTGAAACTGTAGAATCTGGTTTAAACAATTGTCTTACACTCGATGCTAATATAGATCAAACGGGACGGGCTTTTATTCAAGACGCCGTCATGTCAATGTTTGACGAGGGTTGTGTTGCTCTTGTTCCAGTAGATACTAATGTAAATCCTAATGACACATCTTCCTATGATATTTTAACTATGAGAACAGGAAAGATCGTGGAGTGGTATCCGGAGCATATAAAGGTTAATGTTTATAATGAGAGAATTGGGAAAAAGCAAGAGATAGTTGTTAGAAAAGAGAACACTGCTATTATTGAAAATCCATTTTACTCAATTATGAACGAACCAAACTCTACTTTGCAGCGACTAATTCGCGTTCTTAATAACATTGACAGAACTAATGACCAAAATGCTGCAGGGAAGATGGATCTAATTATTCAGCTCCCTTACCTTACCAAATCAGAAACCAAGAAGCAACAGGCAGAAGCAAGACGAAAGTTACTAGAAGATCAGCTTACAGGTTCTCAATATGGTATAGCTTATATTGACGGAACAGAGCATGTAACACAGCTTAGTAGGCCGATAGAAAACAATCTTTGGCAACAGGCTCAGGATCTTAAAAAAGAAGTTTACAACCAGCTTGGTCTTACAGAAGAGATTTTTAATGGTACAGCTGATGAGAGAGCAATGCTTGACTATCAAACAAGAACATTAGAACCAATTCTCTCAGCTTTTGTCGAAGAGATGAAAAGAAAGTTCCTTACAAAAACTGCCAGAACCCAAGGGCAGTCAATTAAGTTCTTTAGGGAGCCGTTCAAGCTTGTTCCTATTATGGATCTTGCCAATGTTGCTGATATATTTGAAAGGAATGAGATCTTGTCGTCTAACGAATTTAGATCTATTCTTGGTTATAAGCCAGATCCTAATGCTAAGTCTGATGAACTTAGAAATTCTAACATGCCACAGGATGATAGTGGGAACAAAAAGGCTATTGGAAATGGTATAGGTACACCAAAGAACGCGGATATTGGTAAAAAAGTTGTAGAAGAAAGATTAACAAATGAAGAAGTTACAAATAACAAACAAAGGAGGTTACAACCATGAAAGTATCTGGGTATGATTTCAGCGGTTGGGCCACAAAGAATGATCTTAAATGCGCTGATGGACGAGTAATTCGTAGGGACGCTTTTAAGATCAATGACGGTACTAGAGTTCCTCTTATTTGGAATCATAAGCATGACTCTACAAGTGCCGTACTTGGCCACGCACTGCTTGAAAACAGAGACGAAGGTGTGTATACTTATGGCTTCCTTAATAACACCAAGGCTGGTAAAGATGCAAAAGAAATGCTCCAGCATGGTGATATTGTAAGTCTTAGTATATTTGCCAATAATCTTGTTCAGGATGGACCTAATGTTCTTCACGGAGCTATTCGTGAAGTAAGTTTGGTTCTTGCCGGAGCAAATCCTGGTGCATTTATTGAATCTACAATTTCTCACGGATATTCTATTGATGAAAGCGAGGAAGAAGGACTTATTTACACCGGGGAGAGTATTGAACTTTCTCATTCAGATGTTGAACTAAACACGAATGATGATAGTGAAGTAAACAAGGAGGACAATGACATGGCTTATTTAGAGCACGCAGACGAACCTAAAGAAGAGAAGAAAGAAGAAGTTAAAGAAAAAGGTGAAAAAACTATTGAGGAAATTATTAATACGATGACTGACGAACAGAAAGATGCAATGTATGCTATTGTTGGCGCGGCTGTTGAGGAAGCACAGGGCGGTTCTGATAGCGAAGATTCTGAAGTAAAACACAGTGATGAGGAGGATTACAGCATGAAGACAAATGTATTTGACCAGGAAGAGAGCAACAACAACTATCTTGAGCATTCGATGGCTCTTAACAACGTTCTGCAGGATGCAATTAAGCATAAGGCAGGAAGTCTTAGGGAGCTTATCAACGAGAGCATGGAGAGTGGTGAGCTTGCTCATACTATGGTCGTTCCTACTGAAGGTATGGATGTTATTGGGCCCGGTGCATGGAGAGAGAACATTCCGGAGGGAAGGCCTACTGTTTACGGCTTTAACGATCCTGAAGCTCTCTTCCCGGAGCCGACCAACCTTAACAATCCGCCGGAATTCATTTCTCGTGACCAGGCTTGGGTTTCTGTTCTGATTGGTGGCGTTCATCGTTCTCCGTTTAGCCGCATTAAGTCTGTGTTTGCGGATATTACTGAAGAAGAGGCGAGAGCTAAGGGTTACACGAAGACTCATAAGAAGACTGAAGAGATCTTTGGTCTGTTAAAGCGTGTTACCACCCCTACCACGATCTACAAGAAGCAGCGCATGGATCATGACGATGTCAAGGATATCACTGACTTTGATGTTGTGCCGTGGATCAAGAGCGAGATGCAGGTCATGTTCCGTGAGGAGATGGCTCGTGCTATCCTTATCGGTGATGGACGTTCTGCTCTTTCTGATGACAAGATCAAGGAAGATTGCATTCGCCCGATTGCAAAGGATGATCCGCTGTTTACCATCAAGTGCCCGGTTAACGTTAAGCATAATGCTACGGAAGCAGAGAAGGCTGATGCCGCTATCGATGCTATTATTCGTTCTCAGAAGGATTACAAGGGATCTGGCAATCCGATTCTGTTCACGACCAATGAATGGGTTACCGAGATGCTTCTTCTTAAGGATGGTATCGGTCATAGACTTTACAAGACCGAGGCTGAGCTTGCAACTACTCTTCGTGTGAGCCGTATTGTTATGGTTGAGCTTCTTGAGGGTCAGACGATCGGTATTGAGGAGACTTCTGGTGGATCTACGACTGTTGTTCAGAAGCCTCTTGTTGGCGTTATTGTTAATCCTAAGGATTACAATGTTGGTAATGATAAGAATCGTGGTACCGAGATGTTTGAGGACTTCGATATTGACTTCAACCAGCATGTATGGCTGATGGAAGACAGATTCTCTGGTGCTCTTACGAAGCCGTTTAGTGCTATCTCTATCTATGTCAACGAGGCGGCTGCTGGCTAATTAAAGAAAAGGTTCTGGGTGGTATTCAGGGATAAAGGGCTGGCCACCCAACTTTTCAAAATGAGGAGATTTTCATATGAAATTTAGCGGAGAAATTGGCTTTGCTGTGACTTTAGAAGTACGACCTGATATATGGCAACCTAAGATAGTTGAAAAACACTATAAGGGCGATATTCTTCGAAAGTCTACCAGATGGCAGCAGGGAGATCAGGCAAATGATGACCTTACAATAAACCATCAGGTTAGCATTGTGGCCAATCAATTTGCTTATGATCATCTCCATGAAATTAGATATGTAGTTTTAAGAGGTCATCCTTGGAAGGTTAATTCTATTACGGATGAAAGACCTCGTCTAATCTTAGAGATCGGGGGTGTTTACAATGGCGAACGACCAGAAGAAGAGCCCTGAGGAGAAAAGACGAGACGAACTTAGTGAAATATTTCACAAGTTAGTTGATCACGTATATTTTGAACCTCCGGAAGGAAAAAAGTTAGAATACCCTTGTATACTTTATGAGAGATCAAGTGGTCTTACTAATTTTGCAAATAACCTCCCCTACATGTTTAATTATCGTTATACTGTAACTGAAATAGATAGAGATCCGGATTCAGATATTCCGTCAATGATAGCAAAACTACCAATGTGCACATTTGACAGGGGATTTGTTTCTGATAATCTCTATCACAAAGTCTTTACAATTTATTAAGGAGGACAAAACAATGGGTAAACTTGTATGGGATCAGGCCGGTCAGAAGACTTATGAAACTGGTATTGACCATGGTGTGTTGTATGATGTTGATGCTCAGGGCAACTATGTCGATGGTGTTGCTTGGAATGGTCTTACAGCTGTTACTGAGAGTCCGTCTGGTGCTGAGAATACGGACCTTTATGCAGATAATATTAAGTATCTGATCCTTAAATCTGCTGAGCAGTTTGGCGGTACGATCACGGCTTATACTTATCCTCAGGAGTTTGAGAAGCACGACGGTTCTGCTGATTTGGCGACTGGTGTTAAGATCGGTCAGCAGTCTCGTGCACCTTTCGGTCTTTGCTATCGTTCTAACGTTGGTAATGATACTTCGGGTCAGGACTATGGGTATAAGCTTCACCTTATCTATGGTGCTTCTGCTAACCCGTCTGAGCGTAACTATCAGACGATTAACGATAGCCCGGAAGCGATTGAGTTTAGCTGGGAGTTCTCTACGACTCCGGTTAACGTAACTGGCTTTAAGCCCACTGCTCTTGTTACCATCGATTCCACGAAGGCTACCGAAGCTGCTATGACTGCTATTGAGGCTGTTCTTTATGGTACTGACGGCACTGTTAGCTACGATGCTGTAACTCCTGTAGGAACGGAGAATCCGTCTACTGAAGGATGGTATGAGAGAAGTGGTTCTGCTGAGCCTTATACCTACACCCTGACGACTGATACCACGGTTGACAGCCAGAAGACCTACTATGAGAAGACTGAGACCGGTGCAACGGTTGCTCGCCTGCCACTTCCGGATGAAGTTAAGAGAATCATGACTGCTGCTGGCTAATTTTAAAAATTTTAACGGAGGGGCTCTGTAAAAAGGGCTCCTCCATTTTTAACAAGAAGGGAGAAAATTATGTATATTATTAAGGAGACTTATAAAGACTATTTGGATGTTGAAAGAACCGAAGAGTTTTACTTTAACCTTACGAAGGCAGAAATTGTTAAGCTTGAGCTTTCTATGGATGGTGGACTTACCGGAATGCTTAAGACTTTGATTGAAAAGCAGAACATCCCGAAGATGATCGAGGTGTTTGATATGCTTATTGATAAATCTTATGGTGTTAGAAGCGCTGATGGTAGAAAGTTTATTAAGAATGATGAAGTTCTTAATGACTTTAAGCAGACAGAAGCATATTCTAATATCTATATGAGATTTGCAACTGATTCTAAATTTGCTGCAGATTTCATGAATAACATCATTCCTAAAGAAATGGCAGAGGAAATTGCCAAGATGAGTGATGAGGATAAGAAAGGTATCGCTGAGAAACTCGGTGTTACTGTAAAGAATTCTTAAGTATATTTTTGTTGGAGGTAAAGGGAATGCCCAAAAAGATTACAATACCTGATATTCATGGGTGGAATACCAAAAAAGAAGAGTTTGTAGATTTTAAAGGGGTTGATTTGAGTCTTGAGCATTCCCTTATATCTTTACAGAAATGGGAAGCTAAATGGCATAAACCTTATCTTTCCGATGTTGAAAAAACTGAGGAAGAGATAATTGACTATATAAGGTGTATGACTCTTACACCTAACGTTGATCCGGATATTTATTATTATTTACCTAAAGACGTTACTAGGGAAATAGCAGAATACATAAACGATCCTATGACAGCAACTACATTCACTACGCATAATCCTACTAATAATAGACCTACGGGGAAGAAAGAAGTAGTTACTTCTGAAATTATTTATTATTGGATGATTGAATTTGGTATTCCTATGGAGTATAGAAAGTGGCATTTAAATCAACTTTTAACACTAATCCGAGTATGTGAACTTAAGAACACACCACAAAAGAAGATGAGTAGAAGTGAGATGTTAGCAAGTAATAGAGCATTAAATGCTCAGAGAAAAGCAAAGATGCATACTCACGGATAAGGAGGTTTTCTATGAACGGTATAGACATAGCAAGCCATCAGAAAGGAATCGATGTATCATACGTTGATGCTGATTTTGTTATTATAAAAGCTACTCAGGGAGATTACTATGTTAATCCGTTTACCGATACATGGTTTAAACAGGGAGAAAAATCAGGAAAGTGTCTGGGGTTATATCACTATGTCAATGGAGTTGATCCAAGGATTGAAGCAGAATACTTTTACAACTACACAAAAAGCTATGTTGGAAGAGCGATTTTCTTTCTTGATTGGGAATCTAATGGGCGAACGAAAAAGACAGGATACAATCCAGTGTTCGGAAGAGCAGACGAAGTAGATTGGGTTTATCAGTTTTTAACTCATTTTAATGCTAAAGCCGGTGTTTATCCTGGAATTTACATGTCAGCTTCTGTTACAAGAAGACGTGACTGGAGTAAAGTAGCCGAAATTTCTCCTTTGTGGGTTGCTCAGTATGCAAATGATAATTTAACTTCATATCAAACAAATCCTTTTAAAGACAACAAAGGACTTGGAGCTTGGAAGAAAGAAATTATTAGACAGTATTCTCCATCTGGCACAATAAAAGGATTTGAGCAGACAGAAAAACATAAACTTGACTTAGATATAGCTTACATTGATAAAGAAGAATGGAGAAAAATAGAGCAAGGAGAAAAAACTTCAAAGACTTATAAGATTGTTACTAAAGATGTTATAGAAGATGTTTATTCTGGCAAATATGGAAGCGGTCTTGAGAGGCAAAAGAAACTTGAGCAAGCAGGATACAATCACAGAGAAGTTCAAGATAAGGTAAACTTTGTAAGTAAGAAGATCAGTGTTTATCAAGCTCTTAGAAAAGAGAGCGGAGAATACTGGGATGTTGTAAAGAACCATGCTTAACTTCAAAATGGGAGGAATTTTCTTATGCTTGTGACATTTAAAAACAGAGGAGATTTCTCTAAAACAGATAAATTTTTTAATAGACTTTTAAGAAGAGACTATTTAAACGTTCTTGAAAAGTACGGTCAGCAGGGAGTGGCGGCTTTATCTGCTTCCACTCCTGTAAAGACCGGAAAGACCGCTTCTTCTTGGGAGTATATTATTACACATTCCCCCACAGAATCAAAAATTGAGTGGGTTAATACAAATGTTGTTGCTGGAACCAATGTTGCCATTTTACTTCAATACGGACATGGAACAAAAAATGGTGGCTATGTTGTTGGAAGAGATTTTATAAATCCAGCTTTAAAGCCTATATTTGATAAGATGGCAGATGAGGCATGGAAGGAGGTGACAAAAACATGAGTGCTACTATCGATGAACGAGTAGTAGAAATGAAATTTGACAACTCCGACTTTGAGAAAAATGTTCAAACAAGTATGTCAACTCTCGATAAATTAAAGCAAGCTCTTAAAATGGATAATGCTAGAGACTCTATCGAGAGTATTAATAAGGCTACAAGAGGTCTTGATTTTAGTGGAGCAGCATCTGGAATCGAGACTTTGAAAGATAGATTTTCAACTCTTGGTATTGTTGGTATGAGTGTTATTCAGAATCTTACTGACAAAGCCATGAACTTTGCTTGGTCATTTGCTACAAAGATTCCATCCATGATTACTCAAGGTGGTTGGAATAGAGCAATGAATGTCGAGAACGCTAGATTCCAATTACAGGGTCTAATTTCTGATGCAAAAGAAGTTAAAACTGTTATGGATAATGCTAAAGACTCTGTGGATGGAACTGCGTATGCTTATGATTCTGCTGCAAAAGCTGCATCTATGTTTGCCGCTTCTGGACTTAAGGGCGGAGAACAAATGAAAGGAGCTTTAAAAGCTGTTGCCGGTGTTGCCGCTACAGTTAATGCAGATTATGATTCAATTTCTAATATCTTTACAACCGTTGCTGGTAACGGACGACTTATGGGTGATCAGCTTAATCAGTTATCATACAGAGGAATGAATGCTGCTGCATCACTTTCAAAATACTTTAATGATGTTAATAAAGGAACAGTAAAAGCTTCCGAATCTGTTACAGCTGCTATAAAAGAAATTACAGGTGGTACGGATATTGTTGAGTCAGATATTAGAGAAATGGTGTCAAAAGGAAAAATTTCTTTTGAAATATTTTCTGAAGCAATGGCTACAACATTTGGCGATCATGCTAAAGATGCTAACCAGACATTTACAGGAGCACTTTCTAATATTCGAGCAGCTCTTGCAAGAACCGGTGAAGCTTTTGTAAAAGATTTAATTGTTCAGGAAGGTCCTGCTGTTCAGTTATTTAACAATATTCGAATTAAAATTAATGAGATGAATAAAGCACTTGCTGATTTTGCAAGCGATACTTCTAAAACAATAAATAATTTTATTACACATTTGTCATGGATGGTTGCAAAAATCCCAATGAAAGAAATAACCACTATATTTGTTAATAGTTTTAGGACAATAGCAAATGTTTTTAGTGGTATAGGGTCATATATTAAGCCAGTTATGGAAGCATTTGATTTGGCTTTTGATTTTGATGTTAGTTCTTTTGTTGAACTTAGTGAAAAGCTCGTTAAATTAACTAGTCAATTTAAGGCTACATATAAAGAAACAAATACACTTAGAACTACCTTTTTAAGTATATTTCAGGTTGTAAGATCACTTGTTAATTTATTCAAAGCATTTGTAAAGCCTATCATTAATATTATGAAGCCAGTTAAAGATATGAACCATGATTTTTCTGTGGTTTTTGGCACTATATATTCTAAACTTACTTATTTTAATAATGCTGTTCTTAAGACAAAAGAAACTCAGGAAAAGTTTTCTGAAGCTGGAAAGAAAGTTGCTGAAACTCTTAAAAAGATTTATGATAAAGTTACTCCGTATATTCCTACGTTTGAAGACATTGTAAATGTTCTTAAAACCGTTATAGGTGTTATTGGAACTGGAATTAGTACAATAACTAATTTTGTAAAAACATCGGAAGATCTTCAACGTATATTTACTAGTTTAAAAACTATAGTAACAAAAGTTGGTGAAAAGATAGAATCTGTATTTAAAGGAATTAAAGATTCATTATCTGGAGTTGATAGTGAAAATGTTGATAAATTAAGAGAATCATTTAAATTACTTGAAAAGCCGTTAGAAGCCATTAAGAAATTTGCTGGATGGGCTTTAAAGGGAATCGCTGATTTGCTTGAAAAGATAGCCGATTCAAGTCACATGGATGTATCTGGTTTTTCATCTCTTGCTGATGTTTTAGGAAAACTTGAAAAACCTCTTAAAATGCTTAAAGATTTTGGAATAGCAGTATTTGAGAATTTAAAGAGAATTGTTGAGCCACTCGGTAAAGCTTTAAAAGATCTTGGTGGATACATTTGGGATATTTTATCAAGTACAAATCCTTTAGAACTTTTAATTACAATGATCAATACTAAACTTATTAGCGGTATTGGCGAAAGTATATTTGGTTTACTTAATACAATTACAACCTCACTTATTAATACTGCTCTTGCTTCTATTTCTTCTTTTGTATTGCAGCTCGTTGGATTATTTGGAAATCTTCAGCAGCTTGACTGGATGGCTGATATGATAAAGAAAATAGCAGAAGCTATTCTGATAATTGCAGCTGCTGCTCTTATAATGGCTTCTATTCCTGCTGATGATTTAAAGAAAGCTACGTCTGCTATTACAGGAATGTTAATAGAATTAGCTGGGGCATTTATGGTTCTTAAAAAATTTGCAGGATCTAATATGATGGAA